AAACGTTTGTATACCCGCTAGCATCCACGGCAGTTTTATAAACCCAGCATTCAACCGTAAAGTTTCCGGTAAGCGCGGTCCCGGTCCAACTTAAATAATCTGTATCACCATCAAAGTAGTTACTCCAGTTTCCATCTGCACGGCTAAAAGGCGAGAACGTACCTTGAGTAGTATCGCCGTTACGGGTGATGCTGAAGTTGTTCGTGGACGAGTCAAGGAACGTGTTGTTCTGAGCGCCGTTAGTGCCGTCACCGTGAAGTAGCATGGTCACATACTCAAAGAACGGGTCAGAAATAACTGACGAGGGCCAAACCCCCGCTGCTTGATACTGCATCTGTTGCTCAAGCGTCCAAACGCCTTTGGCGGACGATGTTGTTACCGTAGGTGGCGTGGCGGAGATTACCCCGCCCTTGTAGCGCATCGACATAGATGCCCCTTAACTGTTGATTTCTTCCCACGAGGTAGTAACGACGAGGTCGTTAGCAGAACCAGCAACCGCACCAATCGACTGGTTTTCCAGAAGATAGAACGAGGTGGTCTTGTCGGTCACAATCAACGTAGCATCAGCCGGAACCGAAATGGTCGAAGCGATAGCAAACGCAGTGCCAGCCAAAGCAGCTTGGCTGTAGATGTTGATGGTGATATCAGCAGCGGACGTGCCGTCCACGTTAGCAACCACGATGTTGTTGATTTTAAAGACCTTGCCGCTAGATGCGGCATTGCTGACCAGACTAGTTGCGCTAGTGCTAGAAAGAGCAACCTGAGAAGAGTTACCGTAGATTGTGGTAACGTTTACGATATTTGGGTTTGCCATTTGTTACCCCTTAGAATCCGAAAATCATCGCCATTGCGATGGCTTTGCCAGTAGAAATCCCGGCATTGCCAAAAGACAGATTCCCAGACCCGTCAGTCACAAGTGCCTGACCGCTAGTACCGTCAGTTGCCGGAAGAGTGAAAGTTGTGCTGGAAGCAGTATTAGCGGATTGGAGAGTGGTGGTCCCGGCCCCGCTAGCATTCCCCTGAATCTTGATGTTGCTCATGGTATTTCCTTAGTAGCTAAAGACCATCCACTTGTTGCCCGAAGGTACAGTCACGTACTTACCACTAGAGATTGTAATCGGCCCAATGCTCTGTGCGTTGAACCCCGGCTGAATCGTAGTGCTGTCACTTACAACGGTGTTGTTGGTGACAACGGCCTGACCACCAGCACCAAATAGTGCGTAGCTTGCCGGATAGGTAACAAAGACATCCTTAGCACCGGCACCGAAGTTGGTGTGGGTTCCGCCGTTAGACGATGCAAGTACTTGATTTCTGGCGAGGGTGTTACCCGACGCAGTGTACGTGCCAATACCAACTTCCCAGTCAGTACCGCTCTGTGCCGCAATCGTATAGAACGTGGTGTTGCCATCGCCAACCGCAGAAAAAGCCTGAAACCCCGGAACCGCACCGTTAAGCGTAATCGTGCCGGTACCAGTAGTGGTGGATATTTCTTTTACGCGGTCAGCAATGACAAGAGCCATTTATGCACCTTAAGCGATACGGATGATGGCGTTGCTAGCGTCAGCAGTCGGGAACACGATAGTGAAGTTACCAGCCGTCGAGGTCTTGTCCGAACCGAAGTCAAGAACGCAAACAGCCTTATTCGACTTGCTACTGTTGTAAATCAAAGCGCCGCGAGCCGTGATAGTAGCGGTGCTCCAAGTCGTATCAGCAAAGTCAGTAAAGGCAGTGGTGCCAGACGAAGTCGGAGTGACGTTGGTCAGTGTGTTACCGCCTGCCGAGTAGCCCGTACCAGAAACTTCGTTGGTAGACGTATATGCAGTGGTGGTGGCATCAAGGGTGGCTGACGAGGTGTACAGCGCAATCTTAAAAACGTCACCGGTAGACGTGGTGAAGTTGTGGGTCGCGGTCATTAATTCGACCTTAAACGACGTGCACATTGCTTGGGTAATTGCCATGATAAATTCCTTAGTCCAAGAGTTTAACTAACTCAGGATGTCCCGCCTGAGTGAGTCTATTTGCAATAGTTACGTTGTGACACGCAACCGCTTCCTTCATGTAGGCAAGGATGACACCCTTAATCGAATCTCTAAACGCTTGCGCTTGCTCACGGATAGCAGGGTGAGAATTGCTGCCTACATAAATAATTTTTTCCAGTGCTCGCTCAGTCAGTTCTTCTGGGGTAAACCCACGATTGTCAGTTGTGTGAACAACTACACCACCTAAGAGAACTGGAATTTGAACTCCGATGCTCATTTATGACGCCTTAATTTTAGGTTGACCAGAACGATACATGTCTTGACGGAGTTTACCGTCGCTAACATTCTTAAGCAACGCGACTGCTTGTACATAGAACTTCTCGTATTGAGCAATCAAATCTGGCTCACCCTTCATAAACCGTATGGCTTCCATGAGTGCGCCGTTGAGAAGAGCCGAATCAAACTCATCGCCTAAATACGTTGAGCCTACAGCGACAATAGACGTGGGGTAAGCAGAGTAGTTGAACTCAATCTGGTAAACAGCATCCGGCGTAGGCCCAAGGATGAACGCATTGTTCTGGTAGATGCCGTAGTGCTGCGGGCGTCCAGTATCAGTAGGGTCCGGATATGCTTCAAAAACAAAGTTTGGGTCTTTGTTGAGCAAGTACTGGTAGTTGCCAGCCGTAATAACCGCAACGGAGTAGGCATACAAGAAGTCCGCCGGAAGCCCCAAGAAGCGGTTGTTCGTGGTCGTAACACCAGAGGTATTCTTTCTTTGGACGGGAAGGTCTACCGTGAGGTAAATCTTTTGCTCCGCCTGCTGCGTGAACATGGCGAGTTGGTCTTCTGTGAATTCGTTTTCACAGATGTCCTTGATATTGGCCTTCAACTCGGTGTAGTTCATTTGGTATTAGCCCAACTTCTTGCTCGACTTGTTACCACGGACAGCAGCGCCAGTACCACGGGTCTTGACGGTCTGCGTATTCGGAACGTTATTGGGGTAGCCCGAGGTATTCGGTACGGGTACCTTTTGCGGTTGTTTGTATTGCATGATTAGCCTCTAAGTGGTTGTTACTGTTACGGTACCAACTTGCCCTATTGCCAAAAGATTATCTTGGATTGGCAGCATTAGCACATTATTAAATCCTACAGGGTCCCAACCCCATTGGATATCCCGCGACCCCAAACTGTTTGGTACCAACGACAAGTCCGGTCTGGGCCTACGTAGTGCCTGCGGGTCTTCCACAGGGTACATACCCTGCATTAACTGCGGATGGTCCGGGTCCCAGCATTCGGGGCAAACCAAGATGTTTACGTTTTTTGTGCGAATTACAAGTTCTTTAAGCTGCTTTAACTTATAACGCTGCCCACACCGGTCACACTCGGAGATTGCCTTCTTGCCGGATGCAAACCTGTTAGTCATTACGTCGGCCTATACATGCGTGGCACAAACCGAACCGGTGCCTTTTCGCGGTCCTCCGCAGCAGCCAAGTCGTATTGCTCGTCGTAAATTTGCTTGAGCATTTGCACCCGCTCGGCTAACTCGGGTACTTTCATTGCAATGTAGTACGCCAGCCCAGCTACAAGACAGGGTAAGAACCGGAAGTTCATGTCTGGAGTTTGGAGGCCAGTTCCCGCGTCTTCTACTCGGCGCAGGCGGTAGTACACAAGTGTGTAGTAGTTTGATTGATTAGGTACGGGCCAAACAGTGATTGTCGGGTTATCCCGCAGCCGCTCAATAAACACTTGGATAGGACGGCCTTGCGTTGTCTTTGTAGGAATTGTTGCGTATGTACTTACGCTAATACGGGACACAGAAAGGTCTTGTTGGTTGGTGCCGGTACCCGTTCGTATAACATGTTCTAGTAAGTCGATAGTGTCGGCAGGGAGATTGTATGTAGCCGTGCCTTGGACCATCGGGATTGTTCCCTCGTCAATAGTCCACATGTTAATGCCGCGATTAGCCCACTCGATTGTCAGGAGATTCATGCTCCTACGGGCTGTACGCAAATCATAGCCAGAACGCATTTCTCGACACGCGCGCTCCCACGCTTCTTCCGCAATCTCGGTGAAGTCCATGTTGAAGAGGGC